ATGAAGACCTTCCCCCGCCTAGCCCCGAAGACCGAAAGCGCTTCTTGGAACGGCTCGATCATCTCGTCGCTGAGATCGAACCTCTCTCCGACGAAGCTGCTGCTGCTCGTCTGGAGTCTCTCCGGAAATGACCCTTTTCAGTTTTTCAAAAACTGGGAGATTTGGCAGCGCAATGATCAACGTAACGACACGGACTGGTTGATCTGGTTGCTCCTTGGGGGACGCGGCTGCGGGAAAACGCGCACAGGGGCTGAATGGGTCCGCCGTAAAGTCTTCGACACAGGCCGTATCGCCTTGGTCGCACCTACTCTGGCCGATGCCCGCGAGGTTATGCTCGATGGGGAAAGCGGTCTTCTCAATATTGGTTATCCGATGGAGCGGCCGATTTACTCCCCGTCTCGCCGCCGTCTCGACTGGCCCAACGGCGCGGTGGGGTATTTGTTTTCGGCCGAAGACCCGGATAGCTTACGCGGCCCGCAATTCGGTGCGGCGTGGGCGGATGAGTTTTGCGCTTGGAGCTATCCTGAAGACACCTTGTCCAATCTGCGATTTGGACTGCGGGTGGGCACGCATCCCCAATTGGTCATCACCACGACCCCCAAACCGATCCCGGCCCTGAAGTCGCTTATGTCGGCCTCAGGACTGGCTGTGAGCCGCGCTAAAACCGGGGCCAATTCCGCAAACCTGTCTCCGGCTTTTCTCTCCGCGATGGAAGATAGCTATGGCGGAACCCGCCTTGGGCGTCAGGAACTGGAAGGCGAGGTTTTGTTTGACCGCGAAGGGGCGCTCTGGTCACAAGGAATTTTCGAAACCTGTCGTTTCGACGGCGCTATCCCGTCGATGGACAAAATAGTAGTCGCGATTGATCCACCCGTGACGTCAGGAAAGCATTCGGACCAGTGCGGGCTTATCGTGGCGGGCGTTAAAGGCGAGGGCGTTACGACGCGGGCCTATGTTCTGCATGACGGTACCGTCCAGGGATTATCGCCTACGGATTGGGGCGAAGCCGCAATTTCGCTCTATCATGGATGGGGCGCGGACGCCCTACTTGCCGAAGTCAATCAGGGCGGAGAGATGGTCGAAACCATTCTCCGCACAATCGACCCGTCCATCCCGGTCAAAACGGTCTTTGCCCATAAGAGTAAAGCGAGGCGGGCGGAGCCGATTGCTTTGCTCTATGAGCAAGGAAAAGTGCTCCACGCAGGACGGTTCGATGCGTTAGAGGCTGAGCTACGCCAAATGGGAACCAAGGCCCGGCAAAGTAGCCCAGACCGCGCCGATGCTCTCGTTTGGGCATTAACCCATTTACTAATCCATGGGCGATCCGACCCAAAAATTCGGCGGCTTTGAGACTGATTCTATTGCTTATTTTGGTAAAATTTCAAAATCCTTAAAGTCTCCTTAACCCTACTCCTTCACATATATGGCGAAATTAGCTGCTTATCTTTGATGGCTGTGGGGACTGGAATATGGATAAAATTACAAAGCGGACACTGAAGGAGACGTTGGAGGAAAAGCTCGGACGCACCACCTCTCAACTGGGCGAGCTTAACCGCGAATTAGCGGCGCAAATGATTAAACTTGCCGCGCAAACCAATGATACGGCTCCGTTGATTCAGGCGGTCGAGGCGCTTAACAAAGCCAAGACGTATTACAAAATCGACACCGCCCCAAAAGAAGCGCTGATTGTGCAATGTGCATTGGCGGATACGCTTTTAAAGCTCGGCCAGAAAAACCGTGACCGCGCGGCGCTTGAGAGTTCTATCGAAGCGTATCGCCGGGCCATTACCTTGGCTTCTCTCGTGGGCGACGAGACGCGCCGTCAGGATCTAAAGGTCAATTATAAGCTCGCTCAGACCCTGACAGGACGTCACAGAAAAACCCCGTCCCTGTTTAAGGTTGCGTAAAAACCAAGACTTTCAGAGGCTTACAAGAAAAACCAAGAGAATGATCCGCACTTAGCGGTTCTGGGGTATAAACAACTTATCGCCGGAATTGCGCGTTAGTCGACGCGCCGCCCGAAAGGATAAGCCCCATGTTGAATCTATTCAAACCCGCTGCGGGTCGCAGCGGGTTTTTTGCTGCGCCGAAATCACAGCCGCCTGAAACGAAAGCCGCGCAGCCTCTCATCGCCTTACAATTATCGTCCGGCGCGCATTGGACGCCGCGTAATTTCTCTGCCCTGTGCCGTGAAGGGTTTGCCCGTAACCCCATCGTTTATCGCTGCGTTCGCTTAATTGCCGAAGCAGCGGCGAGCGTACCTTTGCAGGTAGAGGGAGACGACGCCGCCTCTGAATTTCTAACGCGCTCGCCGCTCATGTCGAGCTCGACAGAAACGCTCGAGACGTTTTACGGTTACCTTCAACTTTCCGGAGAAGCCTATCTGGAGGCACGTATGACGGATTGCGCGCCAAGCTTTCTGTGCGCGCTCAACCCTGACGCTGTGACGCCGCTGCAAACCCAAACAGGCGCGGTAGCGGCTTGGGATATCGACATCGCAGAAGGGGCCAAACGCCGCCTACGTCTTGACCCGGCCTCAGGCCGATCTCCTCTTCTGTCCATGTGCCTTTTTAGTCCACAGGACTCAGTCTCGCCTTTGCAAGCAGCGGCGCAGGCGGTGGACTTGCACAATGAGGGAGGCCGATGGGCAAAAGCTCTGTTGGAAAATTCGGCCCGTCCGAGCGGAGCACTCATCTATAAAGGGGCGAGTGGGTCAGACCATCTCACCGAAGATCAGTTCGAGCGTTTGAGATCCGAGTTGGAAACAGGGCATGCCGGGGCGCGCCATGCGGGTCGGCCTCTGGTCTTGGAAGGCGGACTGGATTGGAAATCCATGAGCCTGTCGCCGACCGATATGGACTTCATACAGGCGCGCCGCGAAGCCGCTCGCGAAATCGCGCTCGCCTTTGGCGTGCCGCCCATGCTGCTCGGCCTGCCGGGCGATAATACCTACGCCAATTACCGTGAGGCTAATCAGGCATTCTGGCGGCAAACGATTATTCCGCTTGTCCGCAAAACGTCGGACGGCCTGCAGAGCTGGCTGCGCCCCTGGTTTGATGACGCCTTAATAATTTCTCCTGATCTCGAGAAAGTTCCGGCCTTGTCCGAGGACAGAAACACGCTCTGGCAAAGGCTGACGGCCGCTACCTTTCTCTCCGACAGCGAGAAGCGCGCCCTCGCGGGACTACCTTCGAGGGGAGGTAATCCATGAGTCAAAATAATAAGGCTTACTCGTTTAACCGCACCGTAACGCTCGGCATGTTGATCACGCTCTCTATTCAGACGGCGAGCGGGCTTATCTGGGCGGGCGGCGCGAATGCGCGGCTTGAGGCAGTCGAGACGCAGCTCGTTCTGCGTCAGCCGTCTCTCGAACGCCTGGCTTTGCTCGAAGGGCAGATGGATATGATCCGTCAAAGCCTGACCCGGATTGAGCGGCAAGTGACTCTGAACGCGATTGAAGCGGAGCGCCAGAAATGAACGCCTCCCTTCGTATCAGCGGCTATGCCAGCCTATTTGGACAGACGGATTTGTCCGGCGACGTCGTGAGCAGAGGCGCGTTTGCCGCCTCCATACTCGCTTTGCCCGATGGGCGTTTGCCGATGTTATTCGGACATGAAACCGCCGCGCCGATTGGCGTGTGGGACCGAATATTTGAAAATAAGACGGGGCTCTTTGTGTCGGGCCGATTGATTGGCGGGGCGCCAGAAACAAATCGCACGGCACAGCTTATTCTGGAAGGCGCCGTGTCAGGCCTCTCTATTGGTTATCGCGTCCGACGGTCCGTCAGAAACGGGAGCGGGCGCCTCCTTACCGAACTCGAACTCTGGGAGGTCTCGGTCGTGGCTTTTCCCATGCTCCGCAGCGCGCGGATTACTCAAATCGACGATCTCTCAACCTCACACAAAGGAAAAATGGCTTATGCCTGATTTAGAAACGAAGCATTTAAAGGCCGATTTCGCCCAGACATTCGAGGCGTTTAAATCGGCTAATGACGAAAGATTGGCGGCTCTGGAATCCAAATCCTCCGATGGCCTGCTCGACGATAAGGTTTCGCGCCTCAACGCCGCGTTGGACGCGCAATCCAAGCAAATCGACAATTTGTCCATGAGCCTTTCCACGCCTTTGAAAGGCGGGCGGGAAAACACAGAAGCCAAATCCGCCTGGTCGTCTTTTATACGCACGGGCGACGCAGCCGCGCTTACCACTCTGGAAGGCAAATCCCTCTCCAGCTCTGACGGGGAGGGCGGTTATATAGCACCGCCTGAAACCGAAAGCCGCATTGATAGAGCCCTGACGGAAAGCTCGCCCTTCCGCTCTATCGCGTCTGTTCGCCGTATCGGCGCGGGCCTATTTAAAAAACCTGTCTCGTCTTCAGGTGCGGCGTCCGGCTGGGCCGGAGAAACCGACGCCCGGATTGAAACGCAGGCGCCGCAGCTAGAACTGCTCGATTTCCCGGCTGGGGAACTCTACGCCATGCCCGCCGCGACACAGGCGCTATTGGATGACGGGGTCGCCGATGTCGATCAATGGCTCGCCGACGAAGTGCGCGACATTTTCGCGGCGCAGGAAACGGCGGCTTTCGTGGCGGGAGACGGCGTAAATAAACCCCGCGGGCTGCTGGATTATACTCAGGTCGCCAATGGCTCGCAGAGCTTCGGCGAACTCGGCACGGTCAGCACAGGCACAGCCGGGGCGTTTGATGCAAGCTCTCCGGTCGATGCGTTGCTTGATCTTATCTATGCGGGGAGGAGCCGGTACAGGGCCGGATCAAGCTTTGTTATGAACCGCCGCACCGTAAATGACATTCGCAAATTCAAAGACGCGGATGGAAATTATATCTGGCAACCCGCTGCGGAGGCTGGGCAGCCCTCTACACTCCTTGGTTATCCGTTGATCGAAGCCGAAGACATGCCGGATGTGTCCAGCGGAGACGCCGCCCTTGCCTTTGGCGATTTCCGGCGCGGCTATCTGATTGTAGATCGTCAGGGTGTGCGCGTCCTGCGCGATCCCTACTCCGCCAAGCCTTACGTACTGTTTTACACGACGAAACGCGTTGGCGGCGGGGTGCAGGATTTCGACGCGATTAAGCTGCTCAAAGCCACAGCGTAACTTACTTCCAACCAATTTTAATCGACATGCAGGTCGCCCTCCGGGCGGCCTTTTTCATTTCTACCCAATGGAGGACATTTTGATAAACGATATAACGTCCCCGCCCATAGAGCCCATTACGCTCGAGGCGGCGAAGCTCTTTTTGCGTCTGGATGACGACGCGGAAGACACTCTCACGACAGATTTAATTCGAAGCGCGCGCGAACAGGTCGAAACACTCTGCCGCAAAACCCTGATAGAGCGGACGCAGCGCATTAACTTTGCGCCGCCGTTTAACCGCATTCTCTATTTGAATATCGCACCGATAAAATCGGTAACGGGGATGACGCTTCATTTGGAAAATGGCGACGAAGAAGCCGTGCCATTGGATAATTTGAATATCAATCTCAGGGCGACGCCCGGTTCAATTCAAAAGCACACCTTGGGACTTTGGAGTTGGCATAGCCGCCCCGAAATCAACGCTATTACCGTGGATGTGGTTGCGGGCTACGGCGAGAGTATCGACGATATTCCCATGCCGCTTCGGCAGGCTATGCTCCTACTCATCGGGCAAGGATATGAGCATCGCTCGGGCACTGACATGCCGGGCATTCCCATGATGGTGGACGCGCTGGTCATGCCCTATCGGAGCCTGAAGCTATGATCGGGCAATTACGTACGCGATTGGGCCTTTATGCGCCCTCTGTGGTCGCAGACGATCTTGGCGGGACGGTGACAAGCTGGAGTTTCCAACGCGCCCTTTGGGCCGCCATTACCCCCAAGACGCTTTCTGAAACGCGCGAGAATGGGCGGCTCAGCGTGACCCAGAGCTATCATGTGACAATCCGATATCGTTCTGATTTCCCTGAACGAGCGCGGCTCATCTGGGGCGACCGAATTTTACGCGTTATTGCGGCGTCAGACCCCGATACGCGCGGGGAAAGACTCCACCTTATTTGTGAGGAGGAGCGGCAATGAGTCAGGATATGATAGCCAAAGCGGTCCATGCAGCTCTTTCTGAAGACACCGCTATCCAGGACGCGCTTGGCACGCCGCCTCGGCTCTATGACAGCGCACCGGAAGATCCAGTTTTCCCTTATCTGAGTTATGGCGTCATGCGCTGCGAAGACGTGGGCGGGGATAATACGCGGCTGTTACTGCATCAAATGACGCTTCACCTCTGGTCACGATATGCGGGTCGCGCGGAAGTATTGGCGCTACTGGCGAAGGTCGAAGGGGTCGCGACCGATCAGGACCGTCTCGCCGAGCACTTAACAACCGATGATCTTGTTAGCGCGACAACCCTCTATTCCGACATCTTGCGCGCGCCAGATGGGCGAACCCATCACGGCCTGCTGCGCCTGTCATACCTTACTCAAACTCTCTGATTTATAAGAAAGGAGCCTCGCATGAGCGCTCAACGTGGACGGGATATGCTCGTCAAACTCAAACAGGATGACGATAGCTATATTACCCTCGCCGGATTGCGGACGAAAGCGCTCCGCCTGAATGCGCGGGTCGTCGACGTAACTGACAGCGACTCGGCGCAAGGGTGGAAAGAGCTTTTGCCCCATGCCGGGGTGAAGTCGGCAGAGGTGTCAGGGCAGGGGATATTTCGAAACGAAGCCTCCGCCGCGCGGGTCAGGCAGGCCTTTTTCGAGCAAGATCCTTTGGATTTACGGTTCCTTTTGCCGGGGTTTGGCCAAATCGACGGGGCATTTCTGATCTCAAACCTCACCTATTCCGGGAATTATCAGGGCGAGGCCGCATTTGACATCACTCTGATGAGTGCGGGCGCGCCTATTTTTACGTCGCTATGAGCCCGCATATCCGAACCGTCCAATTAGGCGGCAAACTCTATCCTCTTCGATTCACTCTGGCGGCGTTGGCTGTCCTCTCTCGCAGTCTGGAGTGCTCGGGGCCAAAGGCGTTGTCACATCGCCTGCAAAGCCCTGACCGACCCGCGCGCCTTACCACCGCGCGGGTTCTGTTGGCCTGTCTGCTTTCTCCGAACTCCCTATTGTCTCCGGGGGAGGCAGACAGCGTCGCCTCAGAAGCCAGCGAAATAGAATTGGCAAAAGCTATGACCGTCATGGCCGGCATGTTCGAGGAGGCATTTCAAGATGTCTGAGAAACTAAATTGGCCGTTCAAAGCTTGGCACCGGTTGGCGGTTTTACAAATGGGTCTAGCCCCGGAAACCTTCTGGTCAATGGATGTGATTGATTGGCTGACCCTCTGCAAGAAAGGCGAAAGCAAAGGTTTATCTCCGGCTGATTTTGAGGCCTTGCGAAAACAATTCCCTGATGAGGAGGTGACAGATGACAGACGAAGATAGGGCGGCGAAAGCGGTCTCAAAGTTTGATATCACAGGCGCGACTGACGCCGCAAACGATATGGCGCAAGCCTTCGAGCAAGCGGGTGATCGTATCTCCAATGCGCTGGAACGCGCCGCCCGGAAAGGCGAGTTTTCGTTCTCGAATATGGCGGAATCTATCACGCGGGATTTGGCGCGATTGGCCGTGCAGGAATTGATTTCCGAACCTCTCCAATCTGTTTTTAGCTCCGCCATTCAGTCCGTAGCCGGGCAGGGTAATTCCTCTAAATCCTCACCTGTAAATGTGACGATGAACGTGTCCGGGGTCAGCTCCCCGACCGAATTTAAAAAGTCGGAAACACAGCTCGCGGCGGGTCTGTCGCGCGCGATAAACCAAGGGCGAAAGCTCCTTTGAACATGTCCACCCAAAGAGACTAATATGACGGAATTTCACGATGTCCGCTTTCCGATTTCGCTTGCTTTCGGGGCGAGTGGAGGGCCGGAATTCACCACCCAAATCACGCAGCTTTCGAGCGGGAAAGAATATCGCAACGCCCCGCATTCACTTCCGCGCCGAAAATATGACGCAATCGCAGGGATTAAGTCGAAGGAACAACTATATGAAATAACGAAATTTTTTATATCAAGAAAAGGGCAATTATGCAGTTTTCGCTTTTTCGACCCGTTTGACCACTGTTCCTGTTCTATAGAAAGAACGCCTTCAGAGCTGGACCAAACCCTCGCTCAAGGCGATGGAATGACAACAGAGTTTCAACTTATCAAAGACTATGATCGGCTAAAACGGCCCATCACTAAGCCGGTGAAAAATTCGGTTTTAATTGCCGTTGACGGAGAGTCTGTTTCACCTCCTGACGTCGCCATAGACTACCTGACGGGGATCATAACTTTCGCCTCTCCGCCCAACGCCGGAGCCGTCCTTACTGCCGGATTTTCATTCGATACGGTGGTCCGATTTGATACGGATTTTCTCGATATGACGTTGGAGGATTTCGGCGCCGGGCAGATGCGTAGCTTGCCTATGGTGGAGCTGCCTTATGCGTGAGCTTTCGCCCGGTTTAATCAGTTCCCTTTCAGAGTCGGTCACGACCCTTTGCTCAGCTTGGAAACTGGAGCTAAAAGACGGACGGGTCTTTGGATTTTCTGAACATGACCGCGAGCTCGTCATTGACGGCGTCGTTTATTCCGCCGGGTCGAGCCTGACAGAATCCGAAGCCGAACATCGCCTTGGATTCGCGTCTGACAACGGCGCGGTTGAAGGCGTGTTAGACGCGGCGTCTATTTCTGAAATGGATATTTCCAATGGTGTTTTGAACGACGCCAAACTTTCTCGACTGAAAGTGAACTGGCAGGACCCGACGCAATTTGTTGTGACCTCCGTTGGCGAATTAGGACAGGTCACGACTCGCCGCGACCATTATGAAATAGAGTGGCTTGGCCTGTCTCATAAACTCAGCCGGTCCACGGGTCGGGTGTTTTCCAGAAAATGTGACGCAAGTTTTGGCGACACCCGGTGCGGAGTAGACACGTCCCAATTCTCAGAGGTTACAATCTGTCCGAAAACCCTTGAGGCCTGTCGCCATCAATTCGACAATCTGATTAATTTTCGCGGTTTTCCCTTTTTGCTCGGTGATGACGGACTTTATTCCGGCCCCAAGGTAGGCGCGCCGAAAGATGGCGGTTCGCGTTATAAATGAACGCTATTCAAAGGCGCGTCCTTACCGAAACAAAGCGCTGGCTCGACACGCCCTATCAACATCAAGCCAGCGAATGTGGCGCGGGTTCCGATTGCCTCGGCCTCATTCGCGGAATCTATCGGCATCTCTATGGCGGCGAACCTGTGGCTCTCCCGCCCTATACGCCAGACTGGGCCGAGATTTCCGGGCAAGAGACGATGCGAGACGCCGCGCGCGACTGGTTAACCGAAATATCAAAGGCTGAGACCAAACCCGGCGACGCACTTCTCTTCCGCATGAGCCCTCACGCCTCCTGTAAACATATCGCCATCCTCTCGGCGCCGAATATCATCACTCATGCCTATTGGGGCCGCGCCGTCGTGGAGAGTTTTTTCGTGCCCTATTGGCGCCGCCATTGGGCCCATAGTTTCCGATTTCCTGAAGAAGGCGTTTCAATATGACGACACTTGCCGTTACCGCCGCCAATATTGCGGCTAATACTGCCACGCAGGCGGCTGCCGCTTTTGCCCTGTCCACCGCTAACCGCGCGATTTCCAATATCTTTGATAACCGCATTGTTGAAGGGCCGCGTTTGGAAAGCCTCCATGTCCAGACATCTCGCGACGGCGCGCCCATGCCGCGCGTTTACGGACGGGTCAGGCTGGCGGGGCAGGTGATTTGGGCCTCGCGCTTGCGTGAAATTCGGACGGAAGAAGAGGTGCAGAGCGGAAAGGGCGGGGGCCCGACCCGTTCGAATTATAGCTATACGATGAGTTTTGCGATTGGCCTTTGCGAAGGCGAAATCCTGGGCGTGGACCGCCTCTGGGCTAATGGAGAGCCGCTCGCGACAGCAGGCGTGACGATGCGGGTCTATAAAGGCACATCGGACCAAATGCCTGACCCGATTATCAGTGCGATTGAGGGCGGCGACGTCCCTGCCTTTCGAGATACGGCCTATATCGTCTTTGAGGACTTTCCTCTGGACGGATTCGGGGCGCGGCTGCCTCAGATAAATGCCGAAGTCATTCGGGTTCCCTCTTCGCAGGACAATCAACAAAAAATAGAAAGCTTGGTGAAATCTGTGAGCCTGTTGCCGGGGTCAGGCGAATTTGCTTATGCCACGCAAATTGTCGAGGAAACGCCGGAGCCGGGCGTTTCGCGTCCGATCAATATGAACAACCTCTCCGGACAAGCGGATATATTGCTCGCGCTGGATCAGCTGGAAGACCAGCTCCCAAATTGCCGCCATGTGTCTATTATCACGTCTTGGTTCGGAACAGACCTGCGATGCGACGAATGCGAAATTCGGCCCGGAGTGGAAACGCGCAATCGTATCCTTCCGAATGTGCAATGGCAGGTTGGGACGAATGCCCGTGGGCAAGCTTATCTGGTTTCCTCAAATGCTGAAGGCCGCCCGAATTTCGGAGGCACCCCATCAGATATGTCCATTTTGCAGGTTATCCAAGCTCTTAAGCAACGCGGATTCAAAGTCACGCTGTACCCGTTTATCTTGATGGACATCCCGGACGGGCCGAGCCCGTTTCCCTGGCGGGGCCGCATCACATCGCAAAACGGGTCGGATGATCATATAGGGATCGCGGGACAGGTGACGCAGTTTTTCGACAGACCCAATGGCTTTCGTAATTTCATTCTGCATTATGCCGCACTTTCCCAAGAGGCCGGAGGCGTGGACGGCTTTATTTTAGGGTCCGAAATGCGAGGCCTCACGACTTTGCGCGGGGAACGGGTGGGCGGAAAATCTACTTATCCTGCTGTCTCACACCTCGTGAGTTTGGCGGCGGATGTCCGGGCTATAATTGGGTCTGAAACTATGCTGACCTTCGCCGCAGATTGGAGCGAGTATTTCGGCCATCACCCACAAGATGGAAGTGACGACGTCAGTTTTCATCTCGATCCTCTTTGGGCCAGCCCTGATATTTCGGCTGTTGGGATTGACGCTTATTTCCCACTTTCGGATTGGAGGGATGGCGCGCATCTGGACCAAGACTTGGCGAATGACACTTACGATTTGGATTACCTTCAAAGCCAGATCGAAGGGGGCGAGGGCTATGATTATTTCTACGCGTCTCAATCAGACCGATACGGGCAAATCCGCTCGCCCATAACCGATGGCGGGGCGGGCAAGCCCTGGGTGTTTCGATATAAAGATATTCGAAATTGGTGGTCTCAACCCCATTTTGACCGGATTGGAGGTGCTGAGGTCGCGAATCCGACGGCGTGGCAACCAAAGTCCAAACCCGTAATCTTTCCCGAAATTGGGTGTCCTGCCGTGCATTTCGGCGCGAACCAGCCCAATGTATTCTATGACGCCAAGAGCAGCGAAAGCCGCTTGCCGCATTATTCCAATGGCGAGCGGGACGACTTTATTCAACGGCGTTATCTAGAGGCCTTAATCTCTTACTGGGGCGACCCGGATTTGAACCCAATCTCCGGGGCCTATTCAGGCCGAATGATTGACACTGACAGGACGAGTGTCTGGACATGGGACGCGCGCCCCTTTCCTGATTTTCCGGCGCGGGGAGACGTCTGGTCGGACGGAGAAAACTGGGAAAAGGGTCACTGGATTACGGGCAGGGTGGGGCTTGTCACCTTGGCGGATATTGTTCGCGATATCGCCGCACAAAGCGGCTTGGTAGATATAGACACTCAGGGGCTAAACGGACTTGTGCAAGGCTATCATATTGATCGGCCTATGAGCGCCCGCGCGGCCATTTCGACTCTCAGTGAGCAATATGGTTTCAGCCTGGCCGAGCGGGCGGGAACGACCGCGTTTTTTTCCCTAGGTCAGGGGGAGGTGCATCCCCTTTCGCCCCAAGATTTGATTGACCATATCGACGGCCCGATCACGCGGAGCCATGCTGACCCGACTGAGAGTTTACGAGATGTGAGATTGCATTTTATCGATGCCGGGGCGGATTATCAGCTCGGCCTCGCCTCTGCGCGGGACAGAATATCTGAGACAGAACGGATATTGGACATTAACGCACCTGTCGTTATGGACCGGAGCTTTGCAAACTATCTCTGTGATAATTTGATGGAGCGGATAGAGAGCCAGAGTGAAAGCGTGCGCTTTTCCCTATCGCCGCAAATTTTGACATTGGAGGTAGGAGACCGCGTGACTCTTCCGAATGATGACGGTGTATGGCGTATCGAAACGCTTGATGGCCAAGCCGTTCAAGCCAAGCGGGACATCGCAAGTCCCGTCAGCGCTCATCACGGGACGACCCCAGACGCCCGCGACCCCATAATCTATCCCGGTCGGCCCGTCCCAATTGCGCTCAGCCTTCCAGCGCCTTTTGCGGGTCTGGCCGTCGGGGTCTTGCTCTCACCCTTTAGCGACACTGTGATAGAGGCCTCAGGTGAAAGCGTGGATGTTCGAGCGCCTCTACGCCTCGGCGCGCTACTGACGGATATTCCGCCCGGCCCAAGCGCTTACTTTGACCGCGCGGCAGAATTTGAGATACTCATGGCGGGCGGAGGTCTCAGCAGTAAATCCATAGAGGCCGTCCTGTCAGGCGCCAACAGCTTCGCTGTCGAGACGCCGCAGGGTTGGGACATTCTGCAAGCCGCCAATATTACGCTTATCGGGTCAAATCGATATCGCTGCGACACAATTTTGCGGGGCGTGGGCAGTGAAGGCTATAGCGAGGAAGGCGTCACCTCCGGGGCGCGGATTGTTTGGCTAGACGCAGGCGTTCAAACGTTGAACGTCAACCCCGACTTCGCGGGGGAGGCCGTGTCCTTAACGGCAATGGCCAATGGGAGGCAAAGCGCCCCCACCGAATTCGAATATACTGCAAGCCACCTCAAACCGCTCAGTCCCGCCCATCTCACCGCTAAACGCGACGAGGACGCTCTTATTCTGAACTGGATTCGCCGAAGCCGAGTAGACGCGGATAGTTGGCTCGGCGATGTGCCAGTAGGCGAAGGGAGCGAAAGGTATCGCGTAAGATTATGGAATGGTGAAACCTTAGTTGAAGAGACAAAAGTGACTGTTCCTACCTACCAATCCACCGCGCTAAACGTCACCCATATAGACGTCTCTCAAGGCTCGGATTTGGTCGCGTGGGGCGCATCAGCAAAACTTGTGATTTCTGCGAGCTAA